GTGTATTACTCATGAGTCAGCCCGGTGTTCTGCTCATGCACTGTGTGGGGGGGTTCGTGATGCCCCTTGTACACTGCCCGGGAGGTTTGTCGAAGATCACTATATGATTACAACAATGTTAACAGTCCTTCCAACGCTGCTTCGCCCATTTCGGTCCAACTCATGTTGACGACGTGGTCCATGATTTCGCCAATCGCGTTCTGAGTGGCGTGTGCAACAGCTAAGCTTTCACCTGCCTGTGCAACAACTTTCCACAATTGAGTTGCCTTGAGTTGGTTACCAAACTCGGCTATGGAAGTGGTGTCAATATGCTCGACCATGGCCGGTCGATGTTTCAAGTCCGCTGATCTCTGCCAATAAGATTCCTCTGTGCTAGTCACTCCATTGACGCACAAGTATGGCCAACAAGATGCTCCAGGATGATCAGTAACTGTAGTAAGCAGTCCAGTGAATGGTTCATTGAACTGTATACAGTCATAATCGACTGGTAAACCGCCCCTTGTGTACACGCCACTGTGTTCGCCCAAATATGACAAGGCTAAAGTGTCGTGTTCTGAATGGCCAATAAGCTTTGTGCTATCTGCCGGATCTCTACCTCCCCTCTTTGAGTGTTCTTCCTGAAGGGATCCATTGGTGATGGAATGGTATTTATTAGCCTCGGCTAGATGGTCACTGGGTCCGTGAAATCGCATGTGCGCTGCTTTCGCAACCGTTCCTGCTACTCGTGGCATCAAGAGTTCAACTTCATACGAAACGAATATATCTCCGTAAGCAATTATAGCACCGTATACGCACACCAAGCTTTCATCCACATCAAACAGTGTCACGCACAGATAACCAAGATCCGACATTCGCAACTCTCCAGGATCAACGAGATCTCTATGAGTTTCGCGAACGTAAAGTTCCTTGTTTATTCTCTGTGCTGGTATATTCAGAGTGACTGGTTGATGGATTGGTGAGTGTACTGCTCCCTCGGTGTTATAAATTTCTCGACGTGTTGATGGTACTTCGTCGGACGGGTCGTATATTGGACATATAGCTAGAGCACCTCCATAATTCATGCTAACTGAAGGTACAAAC